CTAAAGCCATTAAATCATTGTGCACACATCCTTCTGTTGGACATGTACCGTCTTCGTTCAAAGTCGCCCAACAGTATTCACAAAAGTGCATCACTGGTACATCAGATTTGATTTCGTAGTTATCCATTATTTGACCTCCTTGATCTTAGCTACCATTTCGTCATTGAGTTTCTTAAATTGTTCTTGTAAATCATCATATGGCACATTAGCCAACCGTCTGCGTAGTAATGCTTGGTCTAGCGTTGCAAATCGTTCGTCATAATACTTACGGATTTGTGCAATACGTTCCGCTTTTGTCGGTTCATATACTGTTACAGGAATATCAACGAATAAACCATTTACATATGCTTTGCCATTTAAAAATTCATCAAGCATAGCATCATTACCATATATATAACTATTAGCAGTAGGATACTGTTCCTTTGCTTGTTTCAGCAATGTTTCTTCTCCTACTGGTTCTAACATATTATCTACAATTGATGTAATGCGTTTCCCTTCCGCATCAAGTACATGGATATAATTATTCATATATACCTCCTATTTAATGAAAGGATATAACAATGAATAGCACTATTAAGCACTATCCAAGAAATGTGTATCTTCGCATGCACCGAAAAAGTGCATGTGTCGAAACGTTTAAAAGTTTGTACGAAAAATGGCTGCCTACTCGCATTGAGATTGTGAGTAAATCAGCCATCGAATCATATCGCATTGCCTATGATCATATTCAATCAATTGCTAATATTCCTATTAACTTAATTAAATATTCTGATATGCAATGCGTTATTGATAATATGAGAGATAATGGTCTTTCCTATGCATCTGCCAAGAAGGTGCGTACATTACTTTCATTATTATCTAAATATGCAATTGTTAATGATATTGATATTAAAGATTATACTTCCTTCCTAAACCTTGGCCATGATGTTAGCGTATATCCCCATAAGCCATTCACTCGTCAACAAATTAACCGATTGTGGTGTCTTGATACTTCCGATACATATGGCATTTTAATACTCCTATATACAGGAATGAGATGTGGCGAATCTAACAATACTAACTTCAATAATTCATTAGATCATCCGTGTGTTGTAATAGCTAAAACGTCAACAGCATTTAAGGTACAAATAGATGATTATATGACAGGGATAAGCTGGATATGCGTAGGAATATGCTAACCAATGGGGATATGGAAACCAAAACTATGAAGATTTGACTACCAGTAAAAAGGCCTATCATTGCAAATTGCCTATATCTTTTGAACACGGGATATTGTTTGCGAGCGGTCAAACTGAGACAAACGACAAAGTTAACCATTATACATTTGTTAATATAGCTCATGCACCTAAAGAATCGACAAAAGAAGAGGCAGTCTTTTATACATGGATTGACTGGGATTGGTCATATGTACAGTTTCGATTAGCGTGGATGGCATTCGGTTATTAGGTTGAAATACCAAACGAAAACACACTACATTTAATATTTGGATACTTAAATACAGTATCATTCGTGAACCATACTTTGAATTTTAATTGGTCGTATTCGGTTATTAAATTCCAATCTGCTTCACGTGGATTTTTGTATTCGGCCTTAGCAAAAAAGCAGGTAGAATAAGGAATTATCCAATTATGATATTGTCCATCTTCGCCGCTTACTCCCCATTGGATAGTGAATCCATTGGCAAATTTAACAAACCCATTCTCCTCAAGCCTTTGGGCCACGATGCCGCCCATTCCAAGAAGATTTTTTATATCCTTCAATGTAGCAACTGGATTTTCTTGCCAGTTAGTCGCACCAAGGATTTTTGCAATCATTGCAGTAATCGCTGGATGAGATGAAATATCTGTGTTATGAGTTGCTAATTCAGTTTTTACTTTTTGTAAAAGTCCACCATGTGCATCAGGATCTGTATTATGCTTAGTCAACTCACCTTTTGTTACATATGTATCATCACTTGTTACAAATGTAACATTTGTTGCGTTTCCAATCTTTGTTCTGATGTTATAAATTTCAGCATTAATTGGTGTGTTCTTATCTGGCATTAACCCTACATTATTACCACCATTAGAATACGAGTATAAAACCTCTTCACCATCACCGCATTTTGCGAACAAGCCTACTTCTTTTGGAAAAAATGAATGTTCAAGTGTCTTATTTGACAATACCGCTTGAATTACATATTCTCCATCTCCGCCTTTTTCACCATTTCCGATTGGTAACTCCATCTTTGGTGAAACTACCCCTGTCATTGTATTAATATCTAGCCCAGTATCATCTCCATCACCAACTACAACTTTAGTAAATGTGATTGGTTTCTTTGTTGCGATGCTTTCAGCTAGTAAGTTATATCCTTTTTTTGTAACACTATTTCTGTTATATACGTCTGGCATATATCCTCCTTAACTATTAATTACAGTAGTTACATGTTTTCTTTCAACTACAACTGCAGCATATAGATTTGCAATATCCATTTGTGTATCAATTCCTATATCTGGCTCAATATTAACAATGCTACTTGTTGTAACATGTACTGCAGCATACACCTGCTCACCTACGTTATGTACATCAGCAATTGATATACCTATGTGCGATGGTTTCACAATCGTTAAGTTTTCTCTAATTTGATTGACTGCATACACAAATGACGAATCATAGAATTCTATTTTTAATAATCCGCTCTCAAATTTAACATCCACATCATCTAATACGAATGTCTTAATGATTGCTTTAATCTTTTCTAATGTACATTTACCGCTATTGTTCCATAGCATTTGTACAATGTTTCTACGTTGTTCAATCGAACCTTTAGCTACAATGCCTAAATCCTTTTCATACACACGCAAGCCACGTTCACTTACTGTATCAAAGAACCCATTGTCTAATAGTTCATCAAGCAACACATCAATATCTTGCAGTTGTAACCCTGCTGATTGATATAACTCACGAACCCACGGATCATTGCGATACATTTTGTTGATAGCCTTTAATGCGTACTCTTTGAATTGAATCTTATTCATTTAGAACCACACTAACTGTGCCTAATGTAGCAACTTGTTCTATTGTTAAATCAATCTTTGTAGTTTGGCCATTGACTGTAACGCTTGCATAGTCGGTTACTCCAGCACTATCGATTATGATATTGGCAATTTGTGCAACTGATACATAATCTTGTTTAAACGCAATTCGTTTTAGATATTTAGTAACCGCATCAGTTATATCAGCCGTAATAGTTGACTTTGTAGCAGTACTGATATGTTTAACTCCAGTTACTTCTACATTAATTGGTACGTTGGTAGCACTAACTACAGTACAATGGGCCCCGATTGGTGCTTGCCCTGCTCCGATACCTTTACTATCTGGATCTATATAATCTTGTACACGCTTAACTAAATCACTATCAGCAGGTTTTCTATCGGAATTAATGATGATAACTTTAACTGTATTGTTACCATTCCATAACCCTATGACATGAGCCTCACCAACACCTTCGACTTCTTTTGCCCACTGTTTATAGTGGTAATCGTTACCGCTCGTTGCTGGCTCTCGTAGTTCCTCATAGTAGCGTTCACGTAAATCATCATCTGTTTCTTCATCTTCGCCATTGATTGCCGCATCATCGTTGATTACATTATTTATACCAGCAATAGTAATAGGCATCTGCGTGATTGTTCCTTTAGGAACATTACCAACACTACCAGCTTGCATACATCTGATTTTAATTACTGAATTCTTTTCTACATCCTTTGTTTCAAGGCTTTCATATTGAATACCAGTTTCGCTTTCAAATAAATCACCTGCATGAATAGTGCCTGTTCCATCGACTATACGCAAATCACATACTGCCTTAGTGGCTAATTTACGTTGCGTGCCTTTGCGTTGAAAACATACACGAGTTAATTCATCGCCTGTTAAGTTATCAACGTTCTGTTTCCATTCGATTTCTTCTGCTTTTTTCCAAAGTTCAAGAATAGCGAATGCCTCGCCCCTCGTTAAATCATACGTAGGAAAGCCTTCGGTCTTTTGATAGCTATCGTCAATGTGTTCAAGCATCGTATTATGGATGTTATCTACACTATAATTCGAGTTCATAATCTATCTTTACCTCCTCTCCTGTATTTGTTACGACTGTAAAATAAAAGATACCAGCGTTGAATTGCCAATCTTTGACAATCACTACACATGGTACCTTATTCATAATGCCCTCTGTTATACGCCGTTTAATTTCTGCCACTTTGTATGACCTAGGCAATCTATATCCTAATAGTTTTCGTAAGTCTAACCCAAAACTATCAGTATAGATCATATATTTTTTCATTTCTGTTCGGATAAATAACTCTATCCATTGCTTTATTGCCTCTATCTGTGTATCTTCTACATTTCTTCCGTCTTTAAACACAAATCTATGTGTCTTGTAATCAAATGCGAATGAACGGCCTACCTTATGTTGTGCATTGGTAACTGTGGCCGTAGATTGGATAGAGTTAGTAAAGTTATAGTCCTTTGGAAACATTACACACCTTCCTTAACTATATCTACGATAAAGAAATGTTGCTCATTTTCATCTGGAATGACTAATACTTTATCCCCTGGTTTCCATAGTTCATCAAGTACTATCTTTCCACTACCCTGTGCACTATATGGAGGGCTACCAGGGCAATCTTTATGAGCAATAGTACCACTATGTCTGTATGAATACGTTGTAATGTGATGTATTAGTTGAAAGCATACATACCCATTGGATGCATTAATTTTAAACTTTCCGTCTTTAATTGCTACTTCCCATGGTGATGTACTGATTACTTCGCCTAATACTGCTCCTATTCGTACAGGATTAGTTCTATTTTTGAACTCAGATGCCATTCTACTGTGCCATTCTTCCATATTCTCACCACCTATGACATCTTAATAACCTTAGTCGGTGCTTCGCCATTATGCCATGCATAATTTGCATCAGAATAAAACATTGCATGACCAGCACTGCTACTATTCCCAAATGCTCCACCTGCACCATCTGAAATAACTACATGATCATTGTTGCCATATACTAAAATATCGCCTTTATTAGCATAGCCATTAAATGTTTCTACCTTGTAGCCTGCATTTTGTGCATTATTTACAA